CGAATCCCGCCCGGTAGAACTCCCACCAAATGTACGGGTCGCCGACGGCGATCATCTTCCCGCACTTAGAGCAGCTGCCCGTCTTCCGAGCCTTCTTTATGCTGTGTATCGTTGCCATCTTCGGTCTCCTTGGCTAGGGGCGGTGCCCGTTGGTTTGATATGGTAATACTAATGTAACTCAAGCTGCTTGTAAAGGACTTTTGTTAAGATACTTCAGAAACTTTATGCCTGTTGGCGGTGTCTGGCGTGGTGCAATCCGCATTTTTGACAACACCCATGTTTTTCGTCTGGTATGGATTTTGATGGCCCGTTCGGGCGGGCTGCGGCACAGGGCGCGGCGCCGGAGGCGCCTCTGGCGCCCCCCTGCAAAGATAGGGGCCCCCTGTTCTTGGTATGCTTCTTGATGGCGCGTCGGCGCCGATCTTGGGGCGTGCGGTGCGGCTGGTATGCTTCTTGAGGCGGTCGGCGGGGGGCGTGGCGCCCGGAGAGTCCAGCACCCCCCGCCCGGTCGGCTGGAGCCGACCTGCTACTGCGGCTGGGCGGGCTGGCTGCCGGGCTTCAGGTTTGCGAGCAGCGCGACGACCGCCAGCTTGACGTCCTGCGTCTCTTTGATCACTGCGTCTACCTCGGGCCGGGTCAGCACACCGTCATGCTCTCCGGCGTGGGCTGCTCCGAAGACGTCCGCCACCTGACGGAGCGCGTCCTCGAACAGCGGGAGCGTGTCTGCCCCCCCTGCGATGAGCGCGGGCAGGTCAGGGCCCCCAAGCATCTTCACCAGTGGGAAGACCAGAGCCTGCAAGCCGAGCAGGCTGTCAACGTCGAACTTCCTCTCCATGTCAGCACCGTCCTTCGTTGGCAATTCCGTGATGGCGTCTCTCGCTCAGCCGGGCAGCTTGCCCTTCTTCTGGGCGAGTACTTTGATCAGCTCTGACACGCTTCGGTACGTCGTGTGCAGGGCGATTGCCTGCACGCCGAACCTCGATCCGGCGTCGATCAGCTGGTCGAGCGGCATGGACGTGCCCGTTAGCTTCTCGAAGCCAATCCCGGCACCTACCGCCGCCAGCGGGGCGAGGATTTTGCCCCACGGCTTCGGGCCGGTCACAGGACTGTTGCTAGCCTGCTTGCCCAGCCAGCCGATCCCCAGCGAGACAAGCGTGCCGAGAACTTGAGTCGTTGTCGCATCCATCGTTCTACCTCCCTCCGGGCGTCTTGGGCCAATTCTCCGGGGTCATATGGTACCGACCCGCCGCCGATCGTTGCTCTGCGTTGATTCTGCGAGGTCCGTTTCTCCAGAATCAGGCCGACACGCCGGTAATCTGCCATCTGGCGCCTGCGGGGACCTGTCCGTGCAGATGTCGGGCCGTGCCCTGAGTGTGCACTGCCATGACGGGCAGGATCTTCCCGGCGGCTGACGCGCCGTATCGGAACGCCGCGTTCACCCGGCGGCAGACGTCGTCGATCTGGGCGTCGGTCAGACTCGATGAGCGCAGATCGAAACCTCGCCAGACCTGATGCACCGACGTCGCCCCCTGTGCTGCCTGTCCTCTGGCGATCAGCGCGGTCTGCTCTGCCGCCGTGCGGAGAATGCCCGTCACGACTGCGTCGCTGCTTGTCACCTTCCTGACAACCCAGTCCGCGTACACGATGACAGGCAACAGCGCTGGGCACTTCTCCGGCAGCTGGAGAAACTCGCCTGCGATCCGGGGCTCCTTGAATACCATCAGCTCTCGTCCCTCCTGTGCCCGTGCAGCTGCGAGATGAGCAGCTGGAGCTGGTTCATCGCGGTCGTCGTCGTGTTCAGGGCTTGCAGCGTCAGCGCGTGGTCCCGCGCCGTGCTCGTCCTGAGCTCGGCCATCGCCTTGACTTCAGCCTCCATTGATGCTCGGATCTCTTCCATGACGGGGACCATGCATGACGAGCACGGCGGAGCCTTCCTGCGCGATTGCCTGTCGTACCAAGCCGTCCACGCGAGCAGGGCTGCAAGGATGATTGAGGCGACGGCTGACGGCGTCATGTGCATCGGAACGTCTGGCCCGACCACTGGGGCGCTTTCTGCGAGCACCATCACTCCGAGGATCTGACTGATCATCTCCCTGTCACCTCCGCGACTGCGAGGGCGGCCATGACGGCAGCTGCGATCCACAGGACGGCGCCGCGCAGGGTAGCAATCACCCTTACTCGGCGACCTCGACTGCTACCCACCGGATCGTGGCTGTGGCGGGGTCCACTTCCTTTTTGACGATCCGGTAGTACGCTGACTGGATTGACGTCGGCAGGTCGATCCACGCGCCCGCCCTGAGCCTGAGCGGGTCGCCGAGCTCCCACGCCAGCAGCCCAATGTGCGACGTCCACTCCAGTATCCATCGCTTCCGTATGCATCGGCTGATCACCTTCTTCGCGGCGGATACCGCCGTCGCTTCGGTCCTGACCCAGCTCAGGTCGACTTCCAGTGACTTCGGCCCGTCGGTGGAGTATCGCGACTGCGCCGTTGCACAGAGCGCCGTCGGGACGACCGGGCTGAACGCGGCGACGAGTGCCGGGCTGGCATCGGTGCTGTTGCAAATCAGCGACCCGTCAAACGACCCTGTCACCGGGTTCGGCTTATACCTGAACTTGAACGATGTCGCCATCTCTTCGATGTCCGTCTGTCGGATCGACTCGAACTGGCCCCGCTCGACGTCCGCGGGCTCGATCGTTTGGGCGTCGACCTCTCGGGTGGGCGTGGTCATGGGGACGCACCGCCACCTCCCCCAATGGTCGACCCAGAACCAGCACAGGCTCTCTTTCCCGATTTCTCCGAGGACGTCGAACAGGCTTACCTGCTCGTCTTTGATCTGGTTCGCAAACGCCCACCCGCTGCGGGCGCCTGCCGCGACGGCGCTAAACCCGGCGCAGTCAACCGAGTCCCCGGCCCGGCTCAGGTACGACAGTATGTACGATGCGATGTGCGCCGGGTTCATTATCGGCGCCCCCACTGTGCCCGTGATCAGGCCCGCGTGGTCGGAGTAGCCGTCCATCCAAGCGTAGAACCCTCTGCCCGGCCAGTCGATCAGGCAGTATACCCGCAGCCCGATCCCGTACAGGTCGAGCACCGGCGAGTTGGCGACCATCCCGTCATTCCAGATGCCCACACCGAGGAACGCCCCCGACAGGTCGCTCAGCGTGTCGTAATTCTCCCACGTCACGCCGCCGCCGAACTCCACGAACTGGAACGAACTCCACGATGCCCTGTTCGAGAAGTTGTTTCTCGCGATCTCTGGAGATTCGATCCCTGCTCGCTGATACCAGCTGAACGTGTCACTCCCGAAACACCCCTGTAGCTTGTACTTGGTCAGGAACATCGCCCAGCCGTGCCAGTAATCCCCATCCGTCAGCCACCCGGACGACGCCGGAGTGACCTTCATAATTGCATAGTACCCCGGATCCGAAGCGCTGCCTTCGACCGTGCCGCCAATGCCGATGAACGGCAGCTTGTAGCTGGCGTACCGTTGCTGATTCGTCACCTGTGCTGGGATTCGGCAGTAATTCGTGAGGTCGTCGTCGATGGCGTTCTTCTGCCCGGTGACGTCTGCGAGATTGGCCTCGTTCAAGACGAACGCCGTCGGGAATATCTCGAATTTCAGGTACAGGCTGGCTTGCTCGATCGCCTCGAAGTACAGCTTATCTTTGGCTGCCATCACCGTGTAGACGGTCTTCCCGGTGGCGCCATTCACAGAGGCGAACCCGCCAGTCGCCGCCGACAGGCCCGAGTCGCCCCACCGCAGCGAGCTGAGTGACCCGATCGTGGCGCCCACCATCCAGTTGACGTCTGCGAACTGGACTATCTTCCCGCGGTCGGCTGACCCGTCGTTGTACGTCGGCGCCAGTGTGTACCCTTCGACCATGTCGTGAGCACCGAAGACCAGCGGGATCGGCTTGCCCCTGATTTCAGTGGGCACAAACGAGTCGTCGGCGACGGCGTCAGAGGTGTCAGCCGGGTCCCAGATTCTCGGCGGGAGCTTCTCGGCGGCGTGCATCTGATCCATGCTCTCGATGCGGAGCAGCAGCATCTCGGGGCCCACTCGCACGTCCGTAATTATGCCGACGAACAGGTCGAGGTCAAGAGCCTGCGATACAAGCGAGCTGTGCGAGAGCTGGATCGATACCTTCCGCCCCTCGAACACAAAGCCCAAGGCTTCGAGCGACTTGGCAAATCCGCCCAGCGCGTCGATCTCGATCTCGACTTCAGTTGAGTCTGCAACTCCCCCGGCTGCGTTCTCGTCAAGCTGGTGCGAAATCGCTCTGATCCCCCCCGGCCTCAGGCGACCGACGTCGAGGACTTCGGAAGCGTTGGGCGTCCAGCCGACAGCTCTGGTCGTGAACGTATAGTACGCCTTCGAGCCGGGCCAGTACGTTCCACCGGAATAGATCCGAACCACCCAGATCAGCGATCCGGTTGGCTGGGCCAAGAGGGCAGTCCACGCCGCGGACAGCGTTCTCACTTACGCCTCGATCCTGAAGACCAGTCGACACGACCAAAGCCTGACGGCGCCTGCGATGCGGGGCTCGAACTCGACCGAATCGTCCCAGTACCGAACGGTCGATGCGGCGCCGTAGTCGTCTACGACGGCGATCGTGTTCACTGAGAAGTTTGCTGTCGTCGTGATCAGCGTGCTGAGCGCTGTCTTTTTGGCTTCCGTCAGCCTATTCAGCTCGACCGTGACGAACCGCTCCGGCGGGCTCATGTCTCGCACGCGGACCGATGCGTCACCGCCGACAAAGCGAGCTTGCTTCTTCATCGTGCGATCTGAGGCTCGGAAGGTCGCTCGCCCGAAGTCTACGCCGTTCAGTGTCATGCCATGCTCACCTTCCAGCGCCGCTGCCTCTTCAGGCGGGCGAGCAGCGGGGCGAGGTCTGTTTCGACTTCGCGCTGCGTGATCTCGCCCCCTCCATAGACCGTCAGGTTGAGGTTCACGCTGCTGCCTTGCGGGTCAAACGAGCCGGTCCTGACGCTGTCCATAAACCGCTGGCCGTACTGCTTGACCGCGGACGCGGGCTGCATGTACTCGCCCCCGCTGGCGGCGATCAGGACGTTGTCCTCCATGCCCGAGCCGCCGCCGGGGATCGGGCCGCCTTCTCGGCGTCCGAATATGTTCTTGCCCATGATCATGTTCAGCACGCCCAGCATCACTGCGATCAGGCCAGCTGCGATGCCGATGCCCACGAACGGGATGCCCGCGTGCGCGCCCATCACCTTCGCCGAGGCTCCGCCGACCTCGGCGGCGGCCTCTGTCGTGACTGCGGTCCCTTCCACCGCGAGCAGCCCCGTCCGCGCCGCCGTGCCCGACGCCTTTGCTGCCGTCGCTCCTAACTCGAAGGTCTTCAGGCCGACGAGCATCTTGGCGTGGCCGATCAGCCAGCCCGCAGCCATGTCGGTGACTGCCTTCAGGGCGGACTTCTTCATGTTCCTCCACGTGGCGTTGAACGCGTCTTCGATGTTGGCGCTGCCGTCCAGCACGGCGCTGAATATATCGCTCAGGCCGTACTCCGTGATCTCTGCGACGGCGCCCCACATGCCGCCCCATATCTTCTCGTAGTGCTTGGCGAACTTCTCGGCGGCGAGCCCGGCCTGACCTTCGTAGTCGAGGGCTTGCTTCTGCCTGAACCCCACGTTCGTGTCGAGGCTCCGCTCCGTTTCGCGTGCCATGAAGCCCTGCGAGGGCTTCAGCATCCCGCGGGCTTCCTCGACCACGCCCCCTGCGCCTTCGTCCCTGCGCCGCGACTGGAACAGGTCGAAGGCCCTGTCAGACTCGGCGCGTAGCTTCCCGCTGGCCTCTCTCTGCTGTTCGATGGCGGCCAATGTCGCGGCGAGTGTCGGCGTCATCGGCGGGTCGGGCTGCCCCCCGGTGCCGAACACCCATGCCTTCGACATCCCCGAACTGAACGCCTTGCCAGCCGACTTGCCCAGTTCACCGAAGCGGGCCTGCGTGTCGCTGCTGAAGTTGTCCCATCCCTCTGACCAGACGTTTCCGATGCCCTTGGCGCTGTCTGCTGCTGATGTGATGCCGTCGGCGATGATCCCTTTGAGCTTCTCCCACTCTTTCTCGACGTCTCCGTACTGGAACGTCACGGCCTTGAACATCAGCGTGCCGAGGCTGGCGAACGCAGAGCCGATCGTCTTGATGTAGTTGATATACGCCGAGACGAGGATCGAGAACGTCCCGACTGCGGACTCGCCGAACCACTTCAGGAAGCCCCCGGCGGTCTTGATCGACGCCCAAATGTTCTGCCAGATGACGTTCCAGCCGCCGAGCGCCTGCGCGCCGCGATTGATCAGCGGGATCAGGACGATGACGAGCATGACGATCCGGGCGATCGGATTCATGCCGAGGATCTGGGTCCACGCGGCCGTGGCGAAGCTGATGACCTTCAGGGCACCGCCAAGCAGGAACAGCGTCCCGATCATCGCGCCGATCGTCGTGCCCCATGCAACCAGCCCTTCCCAGTGCGCCGCGGTCCACTTCACGGCGCTGATCGTGCTCTCAACGAACCTGCTGACAGCGGCGGCGATCTTGTCGCCCCACGCGAGCACTTGCGGGTCTTTCATCAGGCCGCCGGTGGCGTCGGTTAGCTGGACGAGCTTCTCCCTGAGAACCTCGAACGTCGGCTTCATCAGCGCCGCTCGGGCCAGATTCCAGTTGTCCTTCAGCGTGGACATCAGGCCATTCCACGTCCGGCTCTGCTTCTCCATCATGCTGCCGTACTTCTTGTCGACGATCTCGGCGATCGCGTTCATGATCTTCTCGGTCGAGCCCCTGAACTCGCCGCTCTTGTCGAACTCCAGCCCCTTCTCTTTGAGCTGCTTCCTGCCGATGCCAGCCATCGATAGCGTTCGGATGCCCTCACCCGTTACCCCTTGATTGATCATGCCGACGGCGCGGGCTAGCTCGTCGAGCGGGCGCTGGGCGGCAGAGGCTAGATTGCCGATGCGGACGAGCCACCGCTCGTCGCCCCCCTCGATCCCGAGCCCCGCGGTCGAGAGCAGGCGGGCGGCGTTGGCGACTTCGACCATCTCGTACGGGGTCTTGGCGGCAAACTCTATGATCCGCTCCATGACCTTCGCCGCCTTGTCGGCGCTGCCTGTGAATACCTCGAACGACGTCGTCAGGGACTCGACCTGCGCGTTCACGCCGATCGCGCCCTTGGCGAACATCGTCAGACCGGCGCCCAGCCCGGCGAGGCCCAGCATCGCCGGGATGCTCGTCGCCCAGCCTGACAGCTTCGTGTGCAGGCCGGTGGCGGCGTTCTCCATCTCCTTGAACGCGCCCTTCCAGCCCTTCGCGGTCGATGACGCTCCGTGTCCCAGCTTCGGGAGCGTGCTGCCTGTCAGCTTCTCGAGTGTTGCTGTGCCGTGGTCGTCGACCGTGACCATCAGCCGGATGCCTTCAGCCATGCGTCACCTGCCCTTCAGGGCGTCGAGCTGCTCTCGTTCGATCTGGGCGAGCTCGTTCGCGATTACCCGCAGCCGGACGAGCAGGCTGCCGCGAGCGTAGCCGTCCAGCACCGTGTCGTGAAGCTCTTTCGTGGCCTGCCATCCAAGCAATTTCATGTCGTGCCAGACTTCTAGGGCGAACAGGTCGCCTGATGACACGCGGGGGGCGTAACCGTAGCGGCAGACGCCCCCCAGAAGCTCCTCCGAGTCGCATGGCGCCGGGAGTTCGGCCTCTTCACACTCGCTGCGGCACTCCGGGCACCCGAACCCCTTGTTCGCATAGACGGCCCTGATCAGCTGCTTCAGGGCTTGGCCCGGTTTCCCGAGTCGTCCTCCGGCCCGCCGACACCGCCGACGGCGGTTGCGAGCTCCTGCCGCAGGTCGGACGGCAGAATGACAACCAGCTCTGCATCGTACTGGACGGGTTCGTCCTGCTGGTCGAGGAAGCCCTCCCAGCCGTACAGGCAATACTTCAGCGCCGCGGTCAGCGCCCCCTCGGCGTCCGTAATCCCCCGCTCCGTGTTCTCCTTGATGCACCGTGCGCGGACGTCCGCGGGCAGGCGCCTGTAGAAAAACTTGGCGGTGCGCCCCTCCTGCGTGACTTGCAGGGTCAGTCGCTCTTCCTTCGAGATCAGTCTGATTCCGGCCATGACTGCCTTCCTCCGGGCTGCTGGGGCTGCGCCACGCTGGCGCTGCTTGTTCTGGGCTGGCCGGGTGCCCCACTTGCCCCAACCAGACCGAGATCGTTGCTCTGCGTTGAATCTGCGAATCCCGCCGACAACCGTCCTCTATGGCTCTTCGTATGGATAGAGCGGATCACGCTCGCTGTCACCGCGCTGCGCGACTGCTTCCGGGGTGTCGAAGTCGTCTACGACGTGCGACCCCCCGCACGGCTCGTCGGCGAACGGCGTTTCACCGAAGTCGAGCAGCGCCGCTGCTATGTTGGCGTCGGTGCCGGGCTCCCCCTCGCCGATCTTTACCCCGTCCACGGTTAGGTGGCCGTCTGCCTGCCAAGTGGACAGATTGTCGCTCGTCAGCCGCCGGGCCCAGTGCAGGACGTGCCCTGCGGTCTTCTCGTAGACGACGACGTATTCATAGGTTCCCACGGATCACCCCGTAAAGTTCGTGCCGGGGGCGGTCAAGCCGTTCCCGGCGTAGCCGGGGCAGCTCGCGCAGTTCGTCCAGTCGAGCGACACGGCGTTATCGTGGCTGTGATTCCCGATGAGCTGGACTCGGCTGCTTGCGACGGTCAGGATCACTCCAGAGCCGAGGTTCCCCTGCCACCGGCCCCCTAGGACCCTCACCGTGCGGCTGTTGGACGCGTCGTTGACGTAGACTCTCATCCCGCTGCCGAGTGCGGTGCCGTAGCCCGAATACAGCCCCTCGCAGTTCAACATGGCGACGTAGGGCCGCCTCCCGATGGCAAATCCGTCGCCCCACACGCGGGCGCAGCTGTAGGCGGCGCAACCGTCTAGCACATATCGCCTGACGCCGGAGTACAGGCCGGTGTCGTCTCCTTCGATAAAGAACCCGTTCCCTCCCGTATTGTACGCCACGCAGCGGACGAACGAGGTCGGGCCCGATCCCAGCCCCGCGGCCGGGCTTGAGGACAGGAACCCGTTCGCCGTGCTCCCGTCGCCGTACGCCAAGCACCGTTCGAGCACGATACGAGTGCTGCCCTCGACGTTCGTTACGACGAAGCACTGGCCCGTTGTCGGCGTCAATGATCTGACGTTGTGCATCCAGATGTCGGCGCAGCCGAGGATCAGGACGCCCCCGCCGCTTGCGACGAGCAGGTTGCCCACTTCGACGCCGGTCGTCCCGTTCACTGTCAAGCTGCCGGTGATCCTGACCGACGCGGTCGATGTCGGCGGGCGCTCTCCGATCAGGCGCACATTTGCGCTGCCGATATTGACGTTTTCGACGTACGTCCCACACCGGACGAGAACCGACTTGTGCCCGGCGTTCAGGGCGGCGCCGATCGTCGGGTAGATCGAGCCCGATGCTGCTCCCGCGGCGGCGTCCACGACGGCGTCGAAGGCGTAGGTCGAGTTCAGGTTCTCAATCCCGACTTGGCAGTCGCCGGGCGTCCAGATCTTCACTTCAGCCTCCGTGTTCCACGTGGAACGCCTACGTCGGTAGCGTGTAGGGCGCGTCGGCGTACTGCCTGTCCCGCATGAAGTTACACCCCCGACCGTTCGTCAAGATGGCGAGCAGCTCGTTCGACTTCCTCTGCACCATGCCGCCGAGCAGCGTCGTGAGCCACGTCTGCGTCGAGGCGGGCTTCGACAGCGTGAACTCGATGTCGCCCGTGATCACGCCGGGCCCGGCCACTGGGAAGCTCGCTTTCGTGATCTGCATGAGCGGCATCACCCACGCGAACAGGTATGGGTAGCTGCTGCCCGGAATCGTCGGGCCGACAAGGTTGAGTTTGCCCTGCATCTGCGTGCCCTCGACCACCCAATTGTGCCAGTTCGACAGGGCGAATCTGGCGAGCTTCAGGCGCCCGGTGATCTTCCTGCTGGCGCCCCGATTCGGCTCGATGCAGTAGGCCGACGCCGCCCCCGTTTCGTAGTCTGTGGTCAGGCCGTTGTCGATCGTGAGCTCGAACTCCTGCACTCCGAACTGGTTGATGAGCGTGGCGCCCACGACGTCAAGGTACAGCAATGCCTGCGTGAACAGCATCCTCTGGCTGGGCGGGCGGACCCAGCTCGCCTGACCGCTGGTCACATACGTCAGCCGGTTGGCGATCAGGTCTGCGTCGAAGCTCACCTGCCCCGCGGCGAGCTTGAATGTCAGCCGATTGACCATGCACTCCCGCCACTGGGCGGGGAATCCGGGCCCCTTGTCGATCGCAAGGGCGAGCGAGCGGACCTTCTGGTCTGACCCGGTCCAGTATGTCGCGTCGCTGACTATACCGGAGCTGGCCTTCCTCTCACCGGTTCCCACGGCGCCCGCTGAATACGCCTCCCTGTGCAGCTGGTCGTCGAGCTCGAAGCAGTGGACGAATGCCGTGCCGTTCGGGTACGCGGCGTCTGGCGCTGGCGATCCGTCGTCTCCTCCCGAGCCTCCGCTGCCGTAGACCCCCGCGTACATGGTCGGTGGCTCGAAGCCCATCGCGGCGAGCAGCAGGTACTCGATCCCTTCGTACCAGCCTTCGACGGAGATGCTGCCAGCTGCTTTCCAGAGCACCGGATTACCTTGCTGGATCGACGCCTTGCCCTGCACGGCCTCTTCGATGTCGTAGTCAGGCGTCAGCGTCATGCTCTCAGACAGCAGCGGGACGATCTGCCTGATGGTTGTCAGGTCGCCCGCGGCGTAGGCGCTTGTCTCCGTGTAGCGCCTGACGGCTGCACGGGCGAGAACTCCTTGACTGGGCATCTCGACTCCTTACGTCGTGACGATCTCGACCTGATCCGCGACCGACGCCATGTAGCCATTGTTCAGCTTGTAGAAGCAGTCGAACGTGACTTCGTCGACGATCGGGCCCGGACCCGCGACCGGCCAGTTGGCGCCTTCGGTGATTTTGACCTCCGGCCAGTAGAACGAGAACGAGCCGACGGTCGCCTTGTTGAAGACCAGCGACGACTGGAGCAGCGTCCCTGCGGCCTTCCACGTCTGGAGATTGGCGAACAGCGTGGCGCCGGGCACGCGGGCGAAGCCGATCTTCAGGGACACCTTGCGGAAGCCGGATCGGATTGGCTGCAAGACGTAGCCTACCGTGCCCGTCTCCTTCGCCGCCGCCTCCAGATTATTGTTGATCGTCAGCTCGAACGACTTGATGCTGACCGTGTCACCTGCGGCGATGGCGTCCACCTGATCTGCCAGACGGAAGTCCGAAACGTGCTCCATGTACGCTCGCTGCGGGGCGGCGTCGCTGTACGAGAGCAGCGCGGTCGCGTCCACCGTGCAGCCGCGGGCGATCAGGCTGGCGCGGCACTTGACCGGGTTCAAGCTGCCGACCTCGCCGCTGATCGCCAGACTGTTCACCATGCAGGACTGGAACCTGTACCGGCGAGTGTACTTGTCGATCTCCAGATGGAAGAACTTGGCGAGGTCGTCGACAAGCTCGTACGACCCGCTGCTGAGCAGCCCGAAGGCGTACGTCAGCAAGGCATGGTTGTCGTAGTCGAGCTCCCATTCGATGTCTCCGGTGACGATCTGCGCCCCGACCTCGAACACGTGCTCGGCGGCCCTGCCGACAAGCGCGGCGCTCCTGTTCTGGTCGTAGGCTACGGTCATGCTCTCGGAGACGAGCGGAATGATCGCCGTCCCCTGCGCGAACGCAGTCACCCACGTTGCGCTGTCGATCCAAGTCGCCTTCGAGGCGAATCCCGCGCTAGGCATTTCAGGGACCTCCTGCGATCAGTTCGTAGACTACTACGGTCAGCTCGGCGAAGTGGCAGAGGATCTTGTGCGGGCCGAACTCTCTGAAATCGACGGTTACTACCTGCACAGGATCATGCCGCTCACACGCCGCGCCGAGGTTGTAGTCCGCCCGCCAGCCGTTGCAGATCGCCTCGATCTGCGCTTGAAATGTCGTCTCCGACGGCTCGGCGTCCGACACCGCGTAGACACCGAGCATCTGGATCTTGTGCTGCCTGTTCGCCATGCGCCCAACGAGGTACTGCTCGGGGCTTTCGACTCTGGCGACCATCCATCCGTTGATCTTGCTGCCGGTCGTGGTCTTGAACATCGACAAGAACGATGTCGCGTCGTGGGTCAGACGCCGGTAGGCGTAGACCTTCACGTTCGACGTCACGGCGGTTTGCACGATCGCCGTGGCGGCTGTCTGAATCGCTACTAGATTGCTCGAACCGGCCATCAGCTACTCCCGTCACTCCGCCATCGCAGGGATGCGCTCTTTGTGCGAGCCGCCCAGCGGCGAGCTCAGCGCGGCGACCGTCTCTGCTCCGGTGACGAGCTCCAGAGCGGCCGTGACGTTGCCCGTCATCGCCGTCGTCAGCGAAGAGACGATCATCGCTGCCGTCGGGGCGTTCTCTTCTGAGGTGACAAGCGCGCTCAGGTTGTGCAGGAACAGGGCGACGTCTACGAAATTCGCGTCCGGCGCCAGATAGAACTCGGCCAAGAATGTCGTGATCGCTGCCTTCAGGGCGGTGGCGGCTGCGAGGTTCTTGGCGGTTGCCGTGGTCGAGACAGCGGATTCCACGGCGGCTTCGACGGCAGTCCAATTAATAGCCATGACTGGTCTCCTTTTACGCTGACGAACAGCGGGTTGCGATACGGTCCCGCATCACCTTGAACAGCTGGATCACCGTCGACTTCTTGGCCCCGGCTGCCCTGCTGAACATCCCCCACGCCCTGCCGCCGTGCTTCCCCGCTACCGGCCCGCTGGTGAAACCGTGGTGCTTGATGCCGCGGGCGATGTTCCACGCGACGGCGAAGGCGTCCTCTTCTGTCTTGACGTCGGGGAACTTCTCCCGTCGCCCCCAGACCCATGCGGCGATCGGGTCAATTGGCGGCATCCGGGCTCCGGGCGTCCGGCCTTCTTCGATCACCTGTCCGTACTCGACCATCGTGCCCCAGCCAATGCTGAATCCGACGCCGGGGATCCGCGCTGGCTCGGCGTCGGGCATGATCGAGCGCCGTAGGTCACCGTTCACTCCGACGGGCGCGAGCTCTTTCGTGCCCGATGCGAGCAGCTCTGCTGCGAGCCGCAGCGTCCAGACGATCTCGTCGGCGAAGATCAGCGGCCACTTCTTCGCGGCGGCGATCACCGATGCTGAGTTCGTCCACACGATCGTCGTGCTCATCGGTCTTCCAGTTCGTCGGGCTCGCCGTACAGATCCCACGTGCCCTTCAGCTGAATCGCGGAGCTGGCTGCCTTGACGTCAGATGCCCCCGCGTCTCCCTTGCCCAGCACCTCGGCGTTGTAGGCGTCGAGTAGCGACCGGGCTAGCGCTCGCCACTCCGCAGAGCTGGTCGGGCCGCTGAACGAGTCGACGCTGACTGTCGAGTCCTGCCCCTTGGCGAAGTACGCCGCGATCGTCAGGCACATCAGGCTGGCGGCGAGCTTCGCGACGCCTGACCGGCACGGCGCCGGGACAATCCCAGTGTCATCCCACGGCACCGTGAACGTGACGAGCACTTGTTCGGACGCCGACGGGGCGCGGTCCTTGAACCTCAGACACCATCCCCGCGTCGGGTGGAGAAAGCTCTCCCACTCGTCGTCGGGCAGGACGTGGGAGATTATCTCGTCGAACGGCACTTCAACGGTCCTGATCTCGCTGTAGCCCACGACGAACCCGGTCATCGTATTGTGTGCCCTGACGTTCGTGCCGTCACCGGTGAACTGGTAGCACTGCACCCAAGGCACTGCCTTGCCGTATCTGGCGACGGCGTCAGTGACGCACTGCGTCACCTGAGTTGCGCTGATCCAGCCCAGCGTGACGAGGGCATCGCCATTGATGTAACCCTTCGCGGCGGTGGCAATCTCTCCGGCCATGCTACTCCCTCCAGCCAATCCGGGCGTAGAACGTGACCGACGGGCTTGTGCCGCCGATCGTCCAGCCGAGGCGGGCGTACGGGGCGATGCAGCGTGCGCTGACCATCAGTGCCCCTGCGGCAAGCGCTCGCACCCACTCGTCGGTCGTGTGCCAGACGGTCTGATCCCAAGACTGCTGCGCGTAGAACCCGACGAACGCGCCGGTGCCGGTGATCTCTGAGATGATCAGGCAGAACATGAGCTGTTCTGCCTGCTTGACGTTGCGGGAGTCGGAGACGCCGCTGGCCGTGCGGGCTGCGGACGCGACGAATTGCTCCGGTACGAACAGCAGGCGGGCCATCAGTGCCTCCGTGGTCTGCCGGGGGCGCGGCTGTCCACGCCCCCAGCATCTTCACGCCGACCGATCAGGAAACGCCGTACCCGCCATACCACCCGCGGAAGTCGAGCGCCGCGACTCCGTAGATGTGGCGGATCTTGTACGTCAGCTTGTCCGCCGTGAACATCGAGCCGACGTTCGGCATGTCCTGCACGAACAGCTCGGGCTCCTCGCGACCGCCGAAGAAACAGACCTCCAGCAGGTCGATGTCCTTCCTGTCGGCGGCCATGAACCAGTCCGAGACGTCGGACAGGTGCGGAATGACGAGCACGTCCACGCCGACCTTCCGCAGGAAGTTCGGCTGCGTGAACGCGTCGGTGGCGGTCCCGGCGGCGGCGTTCGAGAGCATGGGCTTGCCGGTGGCGTAGCACAGTTCAATCGCCGCTTCCTCAAGGTCGATCGGGACGATCAGCCAGCGGGCCTGAATGCCCAGCGTCGCGGCGGAGTCCATCTCGCGCTGCTTCGCCATCAGGACGCGCCCGGTGTTCAGGGTCGCCCACGACATCGCGCTGGTTGTCAGATTGCCCGCTGAGGTTGAGCCGCGGGCGGTCGTGGCGAGGAATAGGGCTCCGCCGCCGCCGCCCCAAGCGCTGTTGCCGATGATCGGCGCCCACGCGGCGACGCTCAGGGCGCGGGCCGCGGCGCGGCCAATCTTCTGCGGGATGCGCCGGATGACGCCAACGTCGTCGTTGGCGATCGCTTCCAGCGTGATGTCCTGCGTACCACCGGTCTTCCCGATGGTCAGCGGGACGTTGATGTCGGTCGGCGGAGTGCTGAGAGCGGCGTAGTCGGTGCCCTGTGCGACGGACGCCATCCCGGCGAACCCGCCGAGGATCGGGCGGGCCTGCGCCCGGAAGTCGCGGGCGGTCGTGATGTTGGCGACCTGCCGCCACTGGTCGTACGGGGCTTCGTTGTACTCCTTCTGGAGCGCCCGGTTCAGGCTGTTTGCGAGCGAGTCCGCGAGCGCGGTCGTGTCGAGGACGCCAGCTTCCGCGATTCTGTACGCCTTGTCCATCCTGCCAGTGAAGCCGACGTCGCCGGTCTTCTGGATGTACCACTCGCGGATCGACGTCGCCGCCGGGATCTTGCGCTTCTCGTCGCCGGGCAGCGCCACGGCCTCGCCGATGAAAAACCCGTCGAGCGCGGCCTGCAACTTGTCATGCTCGTCGACGATGTTCTCGGCGAGCTCGAACGCGCTGCCCGGCCCCCTGAAGTCGCCTCGCAGGCTGGACAGGTACTCGCGGTGCGACTTGATCGCTTCCGTGACCTGCACCTCCGTGAACGTGGCGCCCAGCGTCTTGCGGACGATGCCCTTCGCGGACGCCGGGAGCTTGGACTCCGCGAACACCCGGCTGAATAGCGCGTCGAGCCGTTCGGAGGCGATCTGCTCCAGCACGCCCTTGAACGGGGCCATCGCTTCGGTTACGATCGTCGAGACGTCGGGGGCGTCGGCCTCCTTCTTGGGCTGTTTCTGGGCCTCCGCCATGATGGCCTCGACGATCTCCACGACCTTGTCGGGGTCGAGGTTCGCCATGTCCAGTTCCTTCAGGCGATCGGGCGCCTTCGCCTCGATCAGCTTGAGCAGCTTCTCCAGACCCTTCATGTCGCTGATACCTCCGTCGTCGGCTTCCGCCAGTCCGAGGATTTCGCCCCCCGCCGACGGGTCTACGACCACGTCGACGAAGTGCACCTTCTTGAATCCACCGATCTTCCGAGTGACGCCTTCAGGCGTCCTGAC